GATTCAACATCCGCAGCACGTTCTATCAATGATTTAGCAGAATCAGTTTCCTCGTCTAACAACTCTTGATATTTTTCAATAGCAGTACCTAATCCGGTATATAAGTCATCATCGGCATATCCTTCCAATGTTGACAATCTATTGCGCATTTCCTCTAATGCATCAATTTTGCCTTCGATTGTACTCACATCAATGCCAGAAAATTCGAGGTTTTGTTCGTTAGATGTTAAATTTACTCCGTATGTGCCAAATATTGGTCTTTTACTTACAGCTTGATAATATTCGCCAAGTGCATTTCTTAATTCTTTCTCAGAGTATGATGTTTTTCCGGAATACTCATAGCCGCTAGAAAACCCAACACTATCGTCACCGATAGCAGTATCAGAAGCCTTCTTTGCTGTTGTATATGCCGTATTTGCAAAATCAAGAGCTTTTTCGGCTTCCAACTGTTTGACTTCATTTAACTTTTCAATCTGTTCGTCTAATTTGCCATTGACCAAATCTAAATTCTCTACCTGGTCGCCAACAAGGTCTACGATTTGTGATTGAATATCTGCAATTTCAGCTCTTGTGGAAGAATCTTGAGTGTCACTATTTTTGAGTTCTTTATATTTTTCAATTAACTCGTCAATAGAATCCGCTTCTTCTTTGGCGGTTTCGGCAGCGGTCTTTGCTTCACTTGCGGCTGTCTGAGCTGCATCAGCTGCATCCTTCTTAGCATTTACAAGTTTTGTTAAACCTGTAATAACAGCTTGAATAGCCAATGCCAATCCCATTGTTAAAGCAACATTAAGGGCTATAACTCCAACTTTTAGCGCGATTGTAGCTCCCAAGGAAGTGTTTTCAGCAGCGGTTAGTCCAGAAAGCGCAACTTTTCCACCATTACATTCAGCAACCATATCTTGCGCTGCTTTTGAAGAGGAAAGCATTGTTCTATAAAAAGCAGTTTGTGAACCAACACAAGCATCTATCTGGTCATTATAGGCTTGTATATTAACAATGTCTTGTTGAGTAATTCCGCTGCTAACAGAATTTTGCATGGCAGATAATCCGCTAAAAAGTCCACTAGCGCCAGTTTTCCCAGAACTTCCAGCGTTAAATGCATTGACTAAATCAGCAATACTTGTTTTAGCAATACCCACTTGATTGATAAATCCATCTAATTCAGTAGATAAATTTCTAAAAATCGAACTATTTTCAATCTTGCTTGTATATTGAAAAGCTACAAAAAAGATGATATAATAATATTATCAAGGGGGATTTAATGATGAAAATTTGTCCATTGTGCAAACGTATTTACAACCAACCAAATGATTATTATTGTCTCAACGACAGAAATCGGCTTGTTCCTTATTCGGATGAACAATCAGAACAAGACCAGTTGGAACGAAGAGAACAAATAGTGAAACAAAGTAATATTCCTATATGTCCAACTTGTAAATCCACTAATATTAAAACAATATCCTATGCGAAAAGGGTGTTACATGGATATGCTTTTGGTTTATTTAGTAAAACAGCACGTTCACAATTTGAATGTCAAAATTGTGGATATAAGTGGTGATATAACTCCTATTTTACCCTTTATATCATAGGGTCAAGCATGTATGAGAGAAGGAGATAGGATTCCTACTATAATAATACCGTCATACTTCGGTTAGTTCCGAGCGCATATTACCGTGGCATCGTTGCATATAACCACGACCATCTGTTGTCGCTACAGTGAGGGCTTTTCTCAAAGAGAACTATCCCTGCGAACCAATGGAGTGCAACATTGTTACGAACCTATCTATGTTGCCATAGTAGGAGAGTAGTTACAGTGTACCATTTTCCTCGCATATTGAGACTTCGTTTAACTCAATGTATTTCATTGAGCGTTGTGTCTAAACTATTGTATCCAATAGAAATTTCACAACTGTCGGCATTTAAGATTAGAGGGAAAACATTTTATCCCTACCGACATTTTTGAATGACATAGCCGCAGCTATACCAGCTAAAAGCGTTGGTATCGTTCCAAACTTTGAAATTAAATTGTCAAGTAAATCAAGAAGTGATGTTCCAGAATCTACTAATGCTTTTAAGAAATCGGAATTTATAATTGTATTAGAAAGAGCTTCCCAAGAAGCCTGTAATTTTTTTACTGATGCTTGTATGTGTTCGCTCCATGTTTCCTGCTCTTGCGCAGCAGTACCTTCGGCGTTAGTAGCAGCTTGCATCGCTGATTCAACTTGATTCCAGTTTTTCAAAAGAGCGGCAATATCAGAAGCTCTATTTTTACCTGCAATAGTTTCTAAAACGTTTGATTGAGTATTTCCATCTAACGAATCCCAAACTTTTGCCAGGTCAGACATTACATCATATGTAGAACGTAATTGACCTTCTGCATCCACTAAATCAACTCCGGTGAGCGATTTAATATTGTCTTGGAGTTTCGATGTTACAGAAATCAATCCTTCTGTATCTTCTCCAAGAGCTTCCAATTCTTCTGCGTCTGTACCACGCAAACGCATAGATAACGTTCTTAAAGCATTGCCCGCTTTGGAAGCATCTTGTGTAACTTCCGTAATACCAGTTACCATAGCAGCTGATTCTTGAATTGAGTTACCAGCTACCTCTAAGGCAGAAGCACAATTTGTCAGTCCATCACCGACATTTGCGGCTGTAACAGCAAATTCGTTACCAAGTTTATCGAAAATATCGGCAACGTATTCTACGGCTGCGGCAGAATCGCCAGAATATAATTCGTCTAATTGTTCTTGAAATCCCTTATATGCAGTTACCAAATTATCTACGGCAGTAGATTCATCTAAGTCTGTAACATGTTGATACATTGTAGTGATTTCAGCTAATTTATTTGCAGTCTGCGAATCAAATCCCAAACGAACCCAGCTAGCAGTAGAATCAATTATCTCTGATAATGAAGCTCCGTATTCTTTTGCAGAGTTTGTCATATCTGCATACAAAGATTTATATTGTGATGCTGATAAATTAGTAACACGATATAATTCTGTCATTGCTGTATCAACTTCGTATACATTATCAACCATTTCTCTGATTGCACGAACTGATTGATAAATGACTGTGGAAACAGATACATACTTTGTAATGCTAGAGAATGCGCCACGCATTGTATCGCCAAATGTTTTTCCGGTTAATCCAGCTTGCGTAGCTGCTAAAGAAATATTCTTAAATTCATTCTCAAGCGATTTTAAACTTGACAGTGGAACTTCGCCAGAGCTTGCAAGTGCTCTTAATTGAGACTGCACATTTGCAATATCAGCACCAAAAGTAGACATTGCCCTTGAATTATTTGCAGCCCACTGAGATATCTTATTGTCAAGAGTATTTATTTGAAAGCTAGTTGCAAAAGTTTTACTTTCCGCTGATACTGTTGTTAAATTATTTTTTACTTTGGCAAGCGTCTCATTAAACTTCTCATAATTGCTAACCAAAGCCTTGCTATTTGATGATGTGCTCATCTGCGATTGCAGTTTATTTAGGGTTTCGATATCACTTTTTATTTGTGATAATTTTGAATGCCCTGTGGTGCCTAACTTCTCATACTGAGCAGTTACTTTGGCGATAGATGCTTCAATACCGCCACTACTAATTTGAGAATTTATTCTATCAGTTAAACTCTTTGTCAGACTGCTAGTTGCAAAATTAGATACATTTCCTAAACCAATTTTTGAGATATTTATTGTAAACTTCTGTCGGTTTAATGCAGCTTGCACTTGAGATGCAAGTTTGCTTGTATCCATCTGCACATTCTTTATTTTAACATTACTCAGATTGATTCCGGTTTTACCAATCTGTGAAATTTGGCTTGGTATTTTGGAAGTATCTAATTGAGCTATAATTTTAGCTGTAAAATCAGACATATACTTACCTCCATAAAAAAATTTGCATAAAAATAACACGCTACATATTGCGTGTTACTAAAAATCAATTTTATAATTCTGTTAATGTTGTTTGTTTTACACTCTTAATACCATCTGCACCAAAATATTTATCAAACTGAGATTCAGCAGTTTGGTCATCGTATAAACGAACCATATCTGAACTTTCCCAACCGATTATCTCCTGGATAACGCTTTCTGGTAAATTAGCCATTGACAACTTAGTTGTAAAATAGTGTCTTAAACTATGCCAGTAAAATGGTTTCTCCAACATTTTAGAAAATGTATTTCCCCATGAATCCAATAGAACAGTATCAATCTGCTCATCAATCCATTGTCCATCTTTGAATTTAGGAAATAGCCAGTCACTTGTGATTCCTAATTTCTTACGTTCATCTAACCACAAATCAAGATATGGTTTAAATGTACTTGCCAATGTATACACATCAAGCATTTTACCTCTTGAACCTCTACCTTTGGTCATGATTTTTTCTGGCGTTTTATATAATGCACCTTCGCAAATTAAATTTTCATCATTAAAATATGAAACTTTAAACCTTGGCAGTTCGGCTTTTCTTCTACCATTATTCATGGCAAGAGCTAACGCACATGCTTTCATATAATATTCAGACGCAACCAATTTATCGAGCAAACCTTGTAATTCATCCTCTGAAAATACTGTCTTTGTTCTTACTGCCACATCTGCCGGAGATTCAATTTTTCTTACAATTGGTTTGTATCCTTCAAATTCATCGTCAAGAATATTTTCAATATAATTGCTCAGAGATGAGATAGTAGCTTTTACTGTTCGTATACGCTTTGGCGACCATCCCCAAACAGTCATAGCGTGACTTTGAAACTTAGAGATTTCTCTTTTCGTTAAATTGACAAAGAATTTGTTTTTATTAAATTCAAGATTCCAACACCAAAATACATGTAAATTTGCTTTGTATTGTTTAATTGTTGATTTGGCTCTGTCAATGGAAGCAAGGTACTCCAAAAAGTCGTTCTCCAACTGAATATTATCCGGATTCACCTGTTCCATTTTATCTTCGGAAGTTATATTGTTATAGACAGTAGTTCTTCCTTCCTTTTGATTTCCCATTTAATCACTTCCTTATATAATTGTTATATATTAGTTATAACTTTCTAAAAAATGAAGCCATAACTGAATCTAATGTTTTCTTAAATTTATTTTCTGAGCGTTCCCAGAAACCACCACGACCTACGGTTTGTCTTGCAAGTGCGCCGCTTTGAGTAGTCCATGGTATTCCCTTATCTGCGAGCAATAATACTTGCTCCATGCTTGGGTTATCACCTGTAGAATATTTGAAAGAAGTGTCTAAAGATACATCGAATGAAACTGTTTTTCCACTACATGAAATAGCAGTAACTCTTGGCGTATCTCCTAAAGCACCTGTTCTAATATACATTGTTGGATTTGAACCAGTATAAAAAGAATACGTTTCTTCCATGACATCTGCTTTCATTTTTTCGGCAGCTACATTCATTGCTTTTTTTGCTTGACTTAATAGCATTTTCTCTAATTGCGCCATATTTGTGGCAACCATACAATCACCTTATTTCTTTAAGTGGTCAATAGAGACAACGTTTTTATCCGCATCTTTGCTTTTTTCTCCGGAATTGATTACCTGTTTAAATCTATTTGATTTCCCATATGCATCAACAACCGCTTCTGCACTAATCTTTCCGTTTGCGACATCTCTTGCAATTTCGGACACTTTATCAATATGGTCATCGGATAGAAGAGGATTGATTGTATCTAAAATAGCAGATATAGATTTCTTGATTGATACAAATGCGCGCTCAATAGAATTTTTCTTGGTTTCAACAATTTCCAGTGCGTCTCTATATGCATTTGCGAAGTCCATACGGATTCCTGGATAATTGCCTACAATTGCGTTGTTAAATGCTTCAATAAAATCATCATCCTCAATCATTGTTTCCATATCCATTGCATCTACAATATCATGCGGAGCATCAAATTTACTTTCTACAACACACTTATTGTAGAATAATCTCATTGCATTTATAGTTCCTATCTGTGGTTGATATTCGCCATCCTCATTGAAATACTCAAGAACAATTTCATTGACCATAACTAAATAATCAACCATTCCTAAATCGGTATTTACGACCATTTTTCTTTTTGCCATTTTTGCATCCTCCAAAATTCTTATTTGTTCGTTTTCAACTATATATTGGTATTTTTAATGAAATAATCCATATCATATGAATACCTTGTTTTTAATTTCTTCTGTGGAATAATAATATGTTGTATATTATGTGTTTCAAGGTCTTTTAGATTAAAGCTCTTTTTATCAATCTCTGCAATCAGTCTATTAAATTCTTTGATATTTAAGAAAATGGTTTTTTCGCATTCTCTGAATTCTATTATGAAACCACAAATTGTACCATCATATTTATCCCACTCGTTAAGACCGCATATTTGATGAAAATGTATTTCGCCTTTTTCATCCTTATTTCTTTCAAAAGATATAGACTTGCCACTGACAGTCTTTAATTCAAGAGCATATAAATAATGCCTTGAAGAATCCCATAAAAAATAATCAAAAGGATTCTTGCGACTAAATCTCAAATTATTACTTCCACCAAATGACTGAGCTGCATCTGGAAGTCTATACATTTTTGCATAGGCGGGAACATATTTTTGTATCCTTGATTCAAAATCCTTCCCAATGTTCAATATATATCAACCCCTAATAAGAGTTATTTTCGTTTTTATGTGGATTATTTTCCATCCACTTTTTATAAACAAAATTTGTTTCACTTTTTAAATACCAGCCCGTAATTTTGCTCGGAGAACCTTCCTTTTCCCAAATAAATCTTGGCTGGCATCCGTGTTTAGCATAAAATATAAGCTGTTTTATATTATCTATTGGTATTAAGTTGTCTCTGCCATAGCATTCAATTGCTTCTTCGAGAGAATCAAAATCTATTACTTTCATTATGCTTTTCCTTTCTTTTTATTTGCGAAAAATAAAAGGGGCATACTCATACGGATTGCATAAGTCTTACCCCTTATTCTTAAAACTACAATACAACCCTGTTATTTATCGCCTTCTGTAGAATCAGCCTTTTCAGCTGTATCCTCAGTCATTTCATTAGTTGCTTTCTTCTGTAATGGCTTTTTATTGCCCTGGTTTTTATAACCATTATTGTTTTCTTCTTCCATCTTATCTACAATGGAATATCTACCATTATCTGCTTTAACAAAAACTGTGTCCACTTCTCGATGGATTGAAGGGAACTGAATACTGATTTCGCCAAACTTGACAACGGTAACTGCATCGTTATTTAAAATAACTTTACATTCTTTTGTCATAGTCTCACTCCAATCTAAAAAGGGGCTTGGTAATAAAAATTACCTAGCCCGCCTTTTAATTATTCTGCTTCGTCAGTATCCTCAAGCATATCAAGAACGTTTCCATTCTTATCTTCCATAAGGTCGAATGTAATAGAAACAGATGCAGGGTCGCCCTCGGAACTGAATGACAACTCAAAATCTCTCTGGATAGATGCTTTGTAAGCTGTGATAATAAATGGAGTAAGGATACCTTCCTCATCCTTATCTACAGTAGACATAGTAATAAAATAATCCTTCGGAATTTTCTTGTTATTAAATGACACACGCTTAACGCCGGATGTCTTATTAACAATGTATCCAACTTCATATTCTGTATCTGCTACAATATCATCTGCTTTTTCAGCTGTAAATACACCTTCTGCATATTCACCAGCGATTTCAGTATCGCCGAATGCACCAGATTCATAAACAAATACTGTACCAGTCTGGATTTCTGCTTTGTCGCCCGCTGAAATAGTAAGTTTACCTGCTTCTGTTGCCTTAACTGTTGTTTTTACGGCTTTAATACCAGTTGTTTCAACAACACCATCGGACAGCAGAGTGAAAAACTTGAACGGATATACCTGTGCTTCGACAGTCAGTGTACCCTCAATAGGATTCTGGAAAGCAATTGCTCTAGTACCTTTCTTCATAGCATATACACTATCGCCAGTAAGACCTACTGTAGTAGTATTAGCTGAATCAAAGAAAAGGAACGGAGCCAGTGTCTTTAAGATACGAATATCAACGTCACATACCTGTCGGTTTGCTTTATTTAATTCTGGCATATTGTTTCCTCCTTAATTTAAAACTCTTTGAGTTATTGTTTATTTTTTTCAAACATGTTTTTATGCCATAATGCATAATCAAATGTTCTCTTCTCATCACCCCATGCAGCAACTCGCATACTATTTATAGAATGCGCATCATTATTTTGCAGTCTGTTAAATTGGTCGTATAACTGAAATAATGTAATGTCCCAAATGTTCATGATATTAAGATTGTAGCTTTTTGCTGCAACGGAAGATATTATATTTGGCAAAGTCATATCCGCATTATGTTCTGAGTTTTTCTTTTGTTCTTTTGCGGCTTCTTGCATTTTTCTCCATAACTTTCGCGCTTTTTCATTCTTGAATTTCAAAGTAGATTCATCAATTTCTTCATCGGTTTTGATAAAGCAAATTTGTTGTAATAAATCTAATACTTCATTGAATATATCCTTATGAATTACGCTCCGTATAATATCTTTTGTGACTTCTATATCGGAATCAGCTGTTGAATAGTCGCCTGTATTTAACAGTACGAAGAAACCTTCTCTAAAAACAACTCTCTCTACGAAGAAGAAATTGAATATTTCTACATATGTATTACATAGAACTTCATCAACGGTTACGATGTCGTAAAGTGAAAATGTTTCTTTCTGCTCATCAGATAAATTATTCCAGTAATTTGCTTTTAAAACATTTACCTTTGTAAAATAATCTTCTGGTGTTAGTTTTAAGAAAAATTGATAAATACCAAATTTAGAAAAAGTTACTTTGCTGATTTCACGCAATGTTGGATTCCGAAGAGTTCCAATAGACAGCTGTATTGGCTCCGGACTTAATAATGAACCATAATCTAGTTTCATTATCTAAAATTGGGTACAACAAAAGTTAATATGCACCCATAAAAACGAGTAGCATTGTAGATGTTAATGCTGTCTAAAGTCAATTCTCCAATGCCAAAGTTGTTTACAACGGATTTGTCGAGAAGAGTTTCTTCTACCATCTGTGATAGAATATCTGCTCTGTCACCAACGTATCCTTCTTTTGTGTAACCATTATCTAAAATGTCTCTATGACAAATTAAATACATAGTAACACGGCAATCTTTTGTATTTGAATGCAATTGCGGCATTATTACATCGTAATAAATATACGTTCCCGTATCCGTAATTGTATCTTCTATAAATAAATGTGATTTGACATGCTTTTTAAACTCTGCCATAACCATTGCCGTGGACATACCACTTGTATCTCCTAAAAGTATTTCACGAATATTTTCGTTCTTATATAGGGCAGAATGGATTTCTTGTTTAAATAGTCCACGTTCTTTTGTGGTTTTTTTGTTACCCATATCTACCTCCTAAAAGAATGATTTAATTGTGATAATAGTAGAAGCAGTGGTGTAACCATCGGCATTTAAAAGTAGCTCAAATGATTTATTGATTAGCTCCCTGTTATTAACCGAAATGCTAATAGAATTGTTTGCTTGAATTATTTTTAATTTATCTGCAAAATCGCAATTAACAGTCCAATGTGGTACTACATGTGCAGCTTTTCCATCAGCTCCAACAAACTTAGCCGTAAAAATTCCTGCATCAAGACCATTGTAGATATCAGTCGAATCACATAGGATGTGAGATGATAAAATTTGGCTTTTATCATTTTCATCACTAGGCTTGTCACACAACCAATATCCAATGCCATCTATCTTATAATAGCCATCATTTTCATGTTGTTCATCTTGAGTTGCTATAAATTCCATATGACCACTATCGCCAAAATTATAAAGGACAGTATCACTTCTGGTTAATTGATATGTAATAAGCGGATTGCTTGTATCTTTGACAACAGAATCATCAAAACCTTTTTCGTAGATTGCACATCGTTTGTCAATTACAAATCTACAACCCTCAGTTATCAATAAACTTTCCTCATCATCTGGAAGAGAAATAAGTAATTGGTCACTGCGTACAAAATAAAACTGCATACCAGTTTCACCATTGTTATATTGTGAAGCGGAGATAGCGCTTACCCACCTCTGAATTACTTTTCCGCTAGTATTTAACCATGCTAATTTCCAATTACATAATGACAACACGGCTTTTTCATACATGACCGTATTATCATCGACAAATCCTACAATAAGCCAATATATACCTTTATATTTAACATACATCCCCGCCTTACAAGAGCCTATAGGCGCTAACATTTGTCTTGTAATAGAATTTAGTTTTGTATCTTGTGTTCGTGCTTGAATAATTGCCCTTATAGGCTTAACTTCCGATAAATCGAAATTACAAATCTCAACATCAGAAGCTATATCTGTTTCAATCGCTTCAAGAAAACCTTCTTGACCAAAATCATATAGTCCTTCATTTTCATAACCACTTACTTGGTCATATGGTGAACTCAGTAAATACCATTCCTTTGCCATAACAACACCGCCTTAAACGTATGCTGTTGGCAACTGATTGTTAATCATTTCAATTGATTTACTATCATCATATTCCAACTCACTTTTTGCAGCTGTTTTTGAACCATTATTACCATCAATACTAAGGTCTTTTCCAACGATTGAAATACGTTTATTTACTTTTGAAACCTCGCGCTCTTGATATGATTGCTTCATAAAAGCGCCTAATGTATCAATAGTATATCTGTCAAGCTCACAATCAAACTCCATTGAATCCTTATCAAAATTCAATTTATCAAGCTCAACTGAGTATCTTCCAATGGCTTTTAACAACCAAATTAACTCTAAATCATCTGGGATAACTTTTTTATCCTGGAATGAAGATTCAAAGCTATCAAACACTTCGTTAGCTTGCGTATTACCCATAACGCACCGCCTTTCAGTGTCTACAGTTTATATCCTGTATAATCCTCTACAAAACGAATCTTGCTATAATCATTGATTCCTAAGCGTTTAATCGCATCAATAGCAGCATATTTCTCTGCTCTTGTGCGAATACATTCCTTAAATTGCATCTGAAAGCCTTCCGAAGAATGGATGGCAAATAATTCACTAATCAATTTATCTGAGAATACCTTTTGCTCAGTATCCTCTGTTTCAAAACCTGCTTCAATTCTTGTGGGCTTATCCTCAATAATCAATGTTGCATGAGAACCAACGCCATCTAAGCCATTAAATAACTTATTTCCGTTTTGTACCTGTGTAATAATTTCATTGCGAGAAAGTCTAATGCTTCCTTTTGGAGAAATAGTAATATCTCCAGCATATCCATCAGCTCTACGTGCGAAACCAACTGTCCAGTCTGCAATACTTTTTACAGTTACTTTTGTATCAAGATTCAACTCTTCCGGTTCCTTGGTAGCCTGTGTTTTCTTTGCAGCAGTCGAAGATTTCTTTGCTGCCCCTGTTGTTTCTGCCATTTTCAATACCTCATTTCAACTATTTTAAAATTAGATTGCAACTAAAATTTGTGCTTCATTTCGTTATATGATTCTATAATCTTATCCAATCGTTCAGATTTCTGGAAAATCCAGTATCGCTTACCGCTGAGTGAATTTATCTTTGATGTATAGCATTTTTCATTAAATGCAGAAAGATAATGGAATAGTCGTAAGGAATAGCAATAGAAAATATCGTTTGTTTCCATAGCTTTTTCTCCTTTATACGTTAATAGGGCGTGGTTTAAGTCACGCCCTAAAACTTATTTTAACGATTACTCGCTTAATCCACCAACATTGGTATCATAAATTGTACCAATCTTGTATTCCTGTGTCTTAGCAACATCGCATCCGATTTCAAGGTCGAAACGAGTTTCAATCTTTCCATTCTTTACATTGTTGCCCGTGAATGATGTAAGACCACCACGGCTGTAAGTAGCGATAGGTGACTGCGCACCAGCAGGAATAATAAAACCTAAACCAGCAGGAAGTAAAGTCTTGAAGTCCTTACCATCCTCTGTAAGATTGTATAAATCATATGGATTTGGCATTTCAGATAAGATAGCACCATTGTACTGAGACAGTGCGCCATTGGCTGCAAGCTGATTCATTGTAGCTTCTGAAATACCTGTGATAGTATTGGCGTTAATCTGACCAACATAACCAGCCCAAGGTGTGAACTGAGAAATGAGAGCATAATCAGCAATTACAGTAGGTTTACCCCAACGTCTGATTCTCGTAAGAACATCGTCAACGGCAGTCTTTGTAAGACCAGCTTCCTCAACCATATACTTAACACCAGTAGCATCGTTTAATGCTTTGTAAACGCGATTTACAACTGCAAGCATAGCACGATTACGAATATCAATCTTAACCTGGTTAAGACCTTCGTTCTCCTTAGACATATCGCCAAGCGCAACACGTCTATAATCTACAGCATAACCGCCAGATACAGTAAATGTAGATACCGGATATACTTCTTTTGTAGTTACAGGGAATACAACGTCACCGTTTGCAGCCTGTTCACGAGAACGCTCGCCAGTATGCATATAAACCTCGCGTTCAATTGTCTCATCGTATCCTACAGGAGTGTAAGTACCAAAAATACTTAACAGCTTGATTTCCTGCATAATAGGTGTTTCAATTACGAAACGTCTTAAAGTATTCAATTCGGCAACAGCAACAGGGTCGCCATTGTCTGCACGAGTACCTAAGTTTTTGATATAATTCACAGCTGTATCAGCCTTTGCGCCGAACTTAGAAAGTTCCTCGCCATTTACCATGGCTGAGAAAATTTCTACGACAGGAGACTGCTTTGTGAATTTACCACTAAATGCGTCAGAATCTTTACGCAGATTGTTTAACTCATATGTAGTATTCATTTATAATAACCTTCCTTTCGTATTATTGTTAATGCTTAGTCACCACTTACTTCGTCAGCACCAACAGCAACGATTACTTTAATAGCTGGCTCTGTAAGAGTAGTCTTTTCAGCAACAATAAAATGAACTGCAACTGCCTCGCCAGTCTCTAACTTACCATCGGCATTTGCAACAAGAACATCTCCCTTGTTAAGAGATGCGATGCCATCAACAACATGTTTAGCATCAACAACAAGTTTCTGTCCTTCCCAAGCCTTAACAACATAACCATTAAGTTTGTCACCAGCGGGAATTTCAATACCTTCTTTGTATGAATCATCACCAACTACAGTGTTGTCAACCAGGTATAAGATACCGTCAACTGTAATAAAGCTGTAATTTGCAACAGCCTTTTCAGCGACTAAAGTAGGGTTGATTTTTGCAACATCATACATACCAACTGTCTCAACTTTAACCATTGTATATACCCATCCTTTCTCTAATTAAAAAATATTGGTATCTTCCGCAGCGGCAGTCTTGCCACCGACCTCGGAGAAGATATCTTCGTAATTTGTATTAACAGCATTCTGTTCAGCAGCTACCTGTGCAGCATCAGTCTTTGCTTTCTTGCCAACACCTTCCCAAATCTTAGAAACAACAGAATTTACTTCCGATGCAATTGGGTCAGCATTAAAAGCATCAATCTCAGCCTGTGCATAAGCCTTTTCCTCATCTGTAAAAGAAGCAATAGCAGAATTAAGTTCGCCAATCTTTTCTTTCTTTTCGGATTCAGCAATAGTAGCTTTCAATTCATTGATTTCAGACTGCATCGTTTCTTTTGCAGCATTTAACTCTGCATTTTCATTTTTACAAGTCTCTAACTCGGCTTTAATTGTTTCAATCTGAGAATTAAGTTCAGAAATCTGGTTATCCTTATCTGTGATTGTTTCAGTAGCAGCGGCTACCTGTGCAGCACACTCATCTTTACACTTATTCATCTCAGCAGTAACATTCATAGTTGTATTAACAACTTCACCGACAAGAGCTTTTACTTGCATTTCATCCATATTTTTCTTGTCCTCCTTGCTATTTAGTTCCAAAATTTTCGCAGTTTGGTCAGCAGGTCTAACACCTAAAAGTGCATAACCGGAATGCTCAAATACGGTAGGAATACGACCAAATTCCTTATATCCATATTTGTAAACGATTCCGTCATTATCACCAGTTTTCAAAATTTCTACACTGCCAGATGGTGCATTACCATTTTTAATATCTTCGTCTAGTTTTTTACAAAAATTGTTGTAACAAAGACCATCAATGGTTCCTTCACCAACGCATACAGTTTTTATTTCGCCGTTTGGCATTTCAATTTCTTCTATGTAACCTTTGTCAAAAGTACCTACAACAACGGCATTCTCAAAAACTGGTAAACCATCCTCAGAACAAATTTCAGTCTCTCCATGTCCACATAACTCTGTACGCTCATCATCAAGAAACTCGCACTTCAAACTCATACCCTGGATGCTTGGCAATGCGGCTTGGCAATATTCTTTAATCCAGGTAATGCCGTTTTCGTTGAATTGAGTACCTACTTGTCCTACTTCGTCAATACACGAATCTGGGAAAATCTCGTATAAAATAGCTTTGAATTTCCTTCGCCCATTTTTTGATTTACGGCTAGAAAGTTCAAATGTTTTCATACATTTTCACCACCTTTTCGTGATATATAAAAAGAGAGTAGTATTGTGTACTCTCTAATTACCATTATCTACACTAGGCTTTGGTGTATTATTGCTTCCATTAGCTCTAGTTTGTAGAGTGCTTGGATTCGTTGAATCCTCTTCAATTGGTCTACCACCTTCATCACCACTTTGATTAGATGATAGAGTATATGAAGTTTGATGTACTGGATATTTATTTTCTATATCCTCTTCAAGCTCTTGGTCTAGTAATGCAAAGAATACTTCCGGAGAAATACCACATGCACTAGCCCACAGTGAAAGACTGCCTTTGCCTTGCAAATACAAATCTTTTGCATAACCTACCATTTTCGTCTTGTTTACATTAGTAATTGGTAAGTATTTGCATTCCACCCAATTTCGTGAATCTTGAATGATGTTTGCAGAGATGCACTTATTCAATTCACTTTCAATTTGTTCAATCCATTGAAATAACTGTGAACTTAATAGGTCAAGATTATTTTCTTGAGAAGAATAATTTCCAGAACCAGTACCATTTAACAGACTTGCTGCAATACCCATATCAAGTGCAACTTTGTCATCAAGATTAGATTCATATTTATCATCAAATATATCTGTGTTGTCAGCATTGATACTATTGATTTTCGTACCAGCTGCAACAGAGAAAAATGATATACCGCCACGATTATTTTTATTCATAACTGCGCTTTTTACTGCGTCATGTTGACTTTGTTGCTGATTTTTGGTTAGGGCAGAAGTGCCTTTTTCTTTTCCCTCTGGAAATGTTTGATAGATAATCCTATTGTTAATTTCATCTAATACATTGCGTTTTGTATCTGTGAAATAATCTCCATATAGAATATCACTAATAGCAGCGAGAACTAATGGTCTGCCCCATTTTTCATCCCGCTTACTACGAATCTTATGAACAATGGTTTTTGTATTATCAAGAACAACCCAATTTCCATCATTACTCGCAGTATCAACTCTATTATGATACGCGTCCCTTATTTCTTTTGGATATTTTCTTAGTTTCTTTTCAAGTGTTTCTCCGGTACAATCATCAAAATAATCCAAATTAAATGCAATTACATATGATGAATTTTTAATACCAACAATTCTTGTGTAATCTACAGGTAAAGAAATAACACTTGCATTGATTCCAAGTTCATTTATCTCAACAATACTTTCCACATCATAATCAGTCATTGTTTTCTGTTTTGACAATGGACGAGTAGTTGTTTCAAAATAGTAAAATGCAATACCTTCAATCATACCTTTAAATAAGGCATCTCTAACGATTTCCTTATGCTTTATGGTATGAAGAGCGGATATCATTTTTTCTTTATTGGCTTGCTTTTTACGTTTGCTCTGACCATGAGTTACAATAACCTTATCCAATGTTGGCATAGCTGTCATATAATCAACAGTATTTGTATAAACACCGTTCGCGCTATATAACATCAATGAAATTTTTCTCAAAATCTCATTATTACCGATTGGGTCTTTTACCAGAGAAGCCAATTGTTCTGATGTGTAATAATCAAATATATTAAGACCAAAATAATAAGTGGATAGGGTAGTAGAACTGTTATATGAACAAAATTCATTTGTCGGAGCCTTATTAGCTTCACCTACATTCTTATTAGGAGAACTGCTTCTCTTTTTTTGAGTAGGAGAAGTGTGGAAATTATTTCCTGCCATTTTTGTCCTCCTTAATTCACAAATACTTCATATTCGTATTCGTCTTTATCAGAAATTAAATCTTGCTCTAATAATCCAGCAAAATAACTTCCGTAACTAACACTTGTGTATCTATCCTTCCTGTTAGAACCACGTTCTTTAATTGTAATAACACCTGTTTGAACATTCTTTTCATATACCAAACCAGTTGTCTCACTTATAAGAGCTTGTGTCTCTAAGAAAGGTGATTCGTAAAACAATTGAGTGTCTGCATCTGGTGCATTAACATAGTCTGTAATATGAGGTAAAATTTCCTCACTTGCTTTCTCAAAAGAAACAAGTAAATCAATTCGTTCCTCGTCCAATGTACGTCTAAAATCTTGTGCAATATCGCTATTTAATTTAGGCGTAGCATTGATAACAAATATGCAAGGTTCTGCGCCATCCGCTAAAACTCTGTTTGCGATTTTTTCGTCATTCATACATGACAAAGGAGAATACTCACAATCGCGCTCATCATCATACATAACCCTTGCCAACATATCATAAATTGATATACCTGCATTTCTAAGGTCAAGCACAATATAATCGGCATGAAAATCTTCAAATAATTGTCTGATTCTCAAAGCCTGTTTTGTGGTATCTCCACCTTGAACTGATTCCATATACGGAACAATTCTTCTATAACCATTACTTACATTTACAACACTTGAATCGTTGCGTGTAAAGTTTGTAAATTCTGGCAATAATCGAATACAAGAAAAGATTGAGTTATCATTTCGTTTGTTTTCTACAAAAGCCATATCACAACTAACAAGTCTGATTTCTCCGGATTGTTTGGAAATATCATGGATATTTTTCTTATTAAACCTTGCATCTGCATTTCTTCTAGGGTAAAATGCTTTCTTTACCCGCTGATTCTTTTGAAGCATACTATATGTAAAATACGCACTCGTATCTTCTTTTACACGTTCATTTAAAAACTCGATTCTCCATGTTAGAGGGTCTTGTTTTTTCTTTTCATTTTGCATATAGGTCATAGACTTAATATGATGTTTTAAAGTGATACTCTCATCGAATGCAAGTAAACATAAATCTTCTCCATTTATCATTCCATTGTAAGCCTGGTCTACAATTTTCCACATCCAATGTCCATTATCTAACCAACTAGATGATATATAAACATCGACTGATTCTTCTTGCAACTCTTTATTTGCTCCATAAAAAACGTCCATCATATATGGTGGATTTCTGATAATTTGGAAAGGTGCTAATACACTATCCTCAATATGTTTATCAATTTGACGAAACTCTTCTCGAATAATACAAGTTGAACGATATCCTCGCCCGTTTTCACTTGCTGGTACAACAGTAATAGTGCTTGTGTTTCTGAAAAATACAATTACTTCATTTTGATTATCCTTTATATTACGGATTTCTTTTCTGAGCATAGGAGATTGCGCCATAAGCTCATTTCTAATTTTTTCTGAAATAATCAGTTTAGATTGACCTTTCGTAGCACTCGAAAGTACGACCTTCGAACCAGGTTTTACAATGCAAATACAACATGCGTATATTGCAATAATGAATGATTTAGCAGCAGAACGACTTGCTATAATCGCTATAAATCTACTTATTCCCATTAAGTAGAGTATCAAAATTTGATATAAATGTAATTTCAGACCAAGATAATCTGTTGCAACTCTGTGTAAATTTCTTCTAAAGAAAGTATTCCATTGAAGAAAATTATCCATAATCTTTTCATTGCTTAAAAAATGATTGCTTGGAAATTTCTTGTATAATTCCTTTTGTTTTTCGTCCGCATGTCTGCTTTTATAGCGTTTAGTTTGGTTCTGAGAATTCATCTTCATCACCATCCTTGACACAATACTCATAATCCCTATCTGTAGTGCCGTGCATTAGATTACGAAGCGGACGCAATACAAATCTCTTGAAATAATCTCCAACATTGTCATAATCTTTGAATAATTCCTTATTCTTGTAATATTCTGCCGGAGTATATTCCTCAATTCTACGAACCCATTCTCCCCAACAGTCATCACTACCCATATCAACTTCTTGGACTGTTTTAAGACCTGCTTTTGCAAAAGTTTTTCCATATTGTTCATTAGCCTTTGCATAAGCATCTAAATCACTTTCTCTGAGTGCTTTCATCATTAACATATTTAGATGACATAGGGAAGTAATAAAAATTTCCTGGTTGCTAGTAGTATTAGGATTATTTCTTTTCAGCTGAGTATAGTGCTCTTCTAAAAGCATATAATCAGAATATGAAAATCCATTTCCCCATTTCATAACTAACTTAGGGTCAACTTGTGGTTCGTCAGATTCGCCAGATTCATCATCTGAATTTTGAGGTTGTTTAGTGGAAGCTGACTGTATTCCAAAAGAAAAACCTTCGTTAATAGAAGTATCGAAGGTCTTATTTTTGTATTGGTTCATATTTAATTTTTTGATATAATTTCCTACAACTACATCACTACCGTCATCGCAAGATTCAAATAATGCTTCATTATAATATAAATCATAAGCCATGCATAATCGTTGCATCGCTTTCTTTGTACTTTGATATTGCAAAGCATAAAGATTGAACATCTTGTTTAGGCAGTTCTTGCAAATTGGCAAATGATGTATGCCAAAGTAAAAATCACTGTTATTTTTGTAATAACTTTTAGTTGATAATGGTTCGTTGCAGTGGCAGCAAGTATAACCATTATCGCTATTATTTGAATTGCTTCTAGGCATAAGCTACCTCTTTTCTTTCAACTATTTTATTATTATCAACTATTAAGCGACAGCGATAGGATTCGAACCCATATGCCGATTTCTCGGCACAACAGATTTCAAGTCTGCGCCGTTATAACCATTTCGGTACGCTGCCAAAAATATCCGTACTCAGATTTGAACTGAGATAATACGTCTTAGAAGGGCGTTGCTCTAATTCCATTAAGCTATACGGATAAAAATATCTGCTAATAGAATCGAACTATTATCTTAACATTCGTAGTGTTATATGCTGTCCATTACACCAAGCAGACTGAATACATAACGACCATGCGGAGAATCGAACTCCGAACTCCACAGTGACAGTGTGGTATTATAGCCATTTAACTACACAGCCATAAAACGAAGAGCACTGTACTCGAAACAGAAGCCTTTCAGCTCACACCGCTTAGCGGGCGGGTTCATTGCCTTAATGATTTACTCTCCAAGTTAGTGACGTGTACGAGGTTCGAACTCGTGATATATCCGTGAAAGGGATATGTCTTACCACTTGACCAACACGCCATAAAAATAAACCACAAAGAATGCGGCTTAAAATTCGATTTATATTTAATTATTATCTTTGTTGATAAATTGCTACGCATTGGAGTTGAACCAATTTTACCATGGTTATGAGCCACAGCTAGATATCCGACCTACCGCCAGCTATAAAATTGGAGTGACAGGATTTGAACCCGCGACCTCTGCATCCCAAATGCAGCGTCATACCAAGCTAGACCACACTCCAATAGCTCTCACAGCAAGGCTCGAACTTGCGACCCACGGTTTAACAGACCGTTGCTCTGCCAACTGAGCTATGTGAGAATAGTGGGAGAGTATTAACTACTCTCCAAATAAAACACTTAATAGTGCTAAAACATCAATTCCAATGCCGATAGGTTCTCCATCTGCACCTTCAATAATTTTTGCGTTGTCAAAAATCATATCTAATACATCACAACCATCATCATGTTTGTCAGTATCAAATTCGATTTCATAACATTTATCATCATCTATACCTTTGATGATGACCGAATTGGCTTCTCCAACAATAAAGGTCTTTTCTGCTGTATACGTTAAATATGCACCCTTACCATTATTAAGCTCCTTGCTATATGCTGGCTGGACATCAATAATATAATCTCCATCAATAGATATGTAATATTCTTTTGAATACCCATTATAATCAACATCCATAATGTTAATTCCACCAACACTTGTTTCATCGAAACTCATTAACTCTTTCAAGAGTTTAGCTGCGTCATCGAAAAAACATACTGCATATGCTGTATCACCTGCTTCTGCTACGTCAAACATCATATCTGCAAGTGTTTCATAATCTTTAAATACAATTTTCTCCATGTTAATCACTCCTGTTTTTCATTGACTGCATCTTTTATTGCTTTGGCAATCTTACATTTAACTGTTTTTACTGCTGGGAAAATATCTATCTTTCCGGTTTTAGGGTTTCTGCCGGAGCGCTCAGCACGTTCAGCAACTTCCATGCTCATAAAACCTTTAATGATAATTTTCTCGCCATTTACCAATGATTCTTTGACTGTATCAGAAAAAGCATCAAGCATCCTCTCACAATCAGCCTTAGTCATTCCCGTTTTCTGTGATATATTTGTAATTAGTTCACTTCTTCCCATTTCTTTTCTCCGTTTCTATAAATCAATAGGGTAACATGCATGTACCCCCTTATCGTCCAATACAGCGACCATCTGACTTGCATTTCCATAAATACGTTTAGAAACACAATAATCATCACCTGTTCCTGCGAAGCTACCACTGCGGATGATTTTTACTCCACAAATATCATCATAGCTGCATTTATGTAGATGACCATAAAAAATACCAGTTGGTTTAAAACCAAACATCATAACTAATTTTGATACTCCGTTTTGTGTATATGAATCATAATCTCCATGAACCATCCAATATTCATGATTTCGAATATTTACCATGGCAATAGTAGAATCATAATTTTCATTATCAATAAATTTTACATTTTCAAGATGCTGTAGTGCTGCCTTCATATACCAAGGAATCAAATTATCCAATCTATTACTTCTAAGAACTTGGTCTTTAAAAGAAGTACGACTATGATTTCCAGCAACACCATTAACATATACATTTTTAAAGTGCTTGCTTAACTCATAAATGAACGCTGAGAGCAATTCTGCACATTTTTTGACCTGTTCTGTAACATTCTCCCTATTCTCTAATTGAGTGGTAAAATGAATCTCACCGTTTAATAAATCCCCAAGTAATAGAACATATGCGTTTTCAGAATTATGTGTTTTCTGGATTTCCAAAATTCTTGCAAGATAGTTATTTAATCTCTCTGCTGCAATGTCAGAATCGAATTTTCCAAAATAATTGTCATTTTGAGAACCTAAATGGAAATCAGATATGCATATCGCTAAATCGTTATCAGAAGAAATAGCAGGAGAGTTGATGGTTGGTAAACTCTCAAATGCTTTTTCTTTAATCAGCGTTTCCATATAGGTTAAATCATTTTCAGTCCGTGCCTGTTCTCTGAGTTTTCTATTTAACTCAGTACGCTCATCGAACATTTTTTGCTTTTCTTTTCGTAATTCCTGTTTGGCTTCTCTTAATTCTTGTAAATAAGAATCTTCGCTATGCTCAGCTGCATACTTAGATTTAAAATATTCTGAAACAAAAGCGCCGCCAAAAATGGTTTGTGTAGCTTTTCTCAGAGTATCATAATGAATATCTAAACCATACTTATTAACAATCTCTTGCCAATCTAAATCAATTTCATGGTTGGCTTTTGCATAAGCATCAGAAAGGCATGATTCATATTGCTCTAAAGTTAAGCCATACTCTTGAATCTTTTCTTTTAATTCCTGTAACATTCTTATTTCCTTTCGTGACATAAAAAGTCCCGCTAGAAAACTAGCAGGACTTCGTATTGAACTATGTTATAAAATGTCATCCATTTTGCAATCTTTTCCAACGATATGAGTAACTACACCGTTTGATTTTGCTTCCTCTGGATACATATACCATTCTGTTCTATATTTATTATCATATAACTCATTTGAAATTGTTGTACGAGATAACACATATTCTTTTGTGTGTTTCTCCATCTGTCCTGTTTCAAATTCCATTCTATCTTTTAACTTGCTCATAGAATCCCATGCCATAGAACTTCCGTCATGACATAAATATGTAGAGCTTGGCATTCCAAAACGCTTTTCTCCGGCAAGGAAAATTAAAAATCCCATAGAATAACATTCTGCTAAATTTACAGTATATACAGGAGTTTCACTTGTCATGATAGCATCAATTAAGCCATATCCAGAAGTTACACTTCCCCCTGGTGAGTTAATGTAGACAATAATTGGCTCTCTATCTTCACGAGGTTTGCCCTTATCCATTCTGTTATATTTTAAAATCTGATAGACAGCTGTATCAATTACATCATCATCAATTCCGTAATTGATATAAATTCTACGCAACTTATCATCTTCAATTTCATATTTGTCCTCTAAGCAGTAATTAAATACTTCTTTAGCATTCTCCATATCTTTTTACCTCCTACAAATGTATAACCATATCCTTTACAGACGGAATCACCTTATAAGTCTTATTATTTTTGGATATAGCATCTTTTAATTTGTCTGCCAAACAAAGTTTGCTTTCTTCTGAGCCATGCACTAGGACTAATTTATTTGTTAGTAATGAACTACCATATTTAATTAAGTCATTATGTCCAGCATGGCTACTAAATGTAGAAAGCGTAATACAATCAGCTTTATTTGGAATCTGTTCTTTGTTAATTTTAATATCTTTATGGTCACGATAATTTTTTATCCGATATGATAGATAAGAAGGATTGTCACCAATATAACCAGAGAAGATAATCATACTATTCACATCTTTTAAATATTTTTGTAGATAGTTAATAATCCTACCATTTGTACAAAAACCAGATGAAGAAATAATTATCTTTGGTTGATTATCAGAAAGACAAGCCTGTGAATCAGTCTTTTCAGATATATATTTTACATTTTTCCATGTGTACACATTATTCCAATATTCAAAATCTGAGCCATCTAATAATTCATTATATAAATCACAAATTTCGCAACTCAACTTTGAATCAACAATAATTGGTACATTGAAATTATTATCGTTACCAAAAATATCATATAATGTTGTTAAAAGTTCTTGAGTTCTGCTAAAACTAAAGCACGGCAATATGACACTTCCTTTGCGTTCTATAACTGTGTTGATAGCAACACGCAAATGTTCAATGTCAAAATTTCTGGTTTTCTTGTTTATTCTTGCAGAACTTCCATATGTAGATTCCATAATAACAACGTCATTAAACATTGCCGGAATCTCAGTATTCTCTAAATAATGATTATTTGTTTCCAAAGCACCAATATCAGAAGTATATAAAATCTTTTTTGTTTTTCGCTCATCAGATAATATAAGCTGCAATTGAGCAGCACCAATACAATGTGCGTTCTTTAACCATTGAAAACTTACAACTTCATTGAGTTCTATGATTTCATCATAATTATCATATGTGCAAATCAGGTCAAGTGTATTATATACATCTTCCTCAGTGTATAATGGTTTATATTCTCTGCTATAGCGTTTTGATAATACTCTTGCTTCATCTTCAACAATATAGCAGGAGTTCAGTAAAAGCGGCTTCATAATCATCGCCGTTTTCTGTGTAGTAATAATTTCCCCATGAAAACCTTCTTTTACCAATCTTGGAATAAGACCACAATGGTCTATATGCGGATGTGCAACAAATAAAAAGTCTATATCTGCTGGTTTAAATTTAAACTTTGCAGAGTTGATTCTATATGAATCAAGAAAACTATTACTTTTTGATTGGTGTAGTCCACATTCTAAAAGACATTGATAGTTTCCGAATTTTACAACATATTGTGAACCAGTCACATCATTTGCTGATTCTCCGGTAAAGTAAATCCCATCATTCTTTATTTTCTTCTTTCCCATACATATCCTCCCATACAACTTTAGTCTAGGGATAACCTATATGACATATGCCATATTGATAATTGGAGCAAGCAGATTTGAACTGCTGACAACCTGTGTATCAGACAGGTACTCTACCAACTGAGTTATACTCCAATAAAGCTGACGGAGGGACTTGAACCCACAACCCACTGATTACAGGTCAGTTGCTCTACCATTGAGCCACGCCAGCATAATGATAAGCATTTCCTCTTATCGTGAAGTAGGTTTTCATCTTCTATGTGTCCGCAAACACATACCCCTATTTAGTTATAATGGGCAGGGCAGGATTCGAACCTGCGAAGCCAAATGGCATCAGATTTACAGTCTGACCGCTTTGAGCCGCTTGCATACCTACCCAGGTATTGCGGCTACTATATAGAAAACTGAAATGTCATATCAATCCAATCAATTTACTAAAAATGTTTTGCTAAATTTTGTTAATTAAAATTTCTTTTTGTTCACGAAATCTAATAATATGTAAATATCGTTACAAACTTTCTGATTGTTTTGTATATTATCTCACTAAGAACACGTTGCTCGTAAATGTTGATTGTTAGTACGACATATCGAATGAGAGTGATAGGGTAGTATTGAATTCGCGCTGAGAGATGTTCGCATCGAAAGAGTGTATAACCCATCTTTAATTCTGCATTATCTATCATCGAAATCATAGACGCTTTTATACTTGATATATTTGAAATCAACTATCGTTGATATAGAATTATATAGTAATCCTAAACTGTACAGCGTTATACTTCATCTGCACTTGAAGCGATTGCAACTAATAATCGTTTCAGCTCTCTATATAATAGCCGCTATTTAATTGGGAGATTTGAGAATCGGACAACCCATTTAATATTCATATAATAATTTAGAAGGATGATTCCCAATAGCCCAAAACAATTGCTATTTACTCTGTGTATATTTTGAGACAGCATCCTCAAGACTATCGCCAATCTCGTATATTGTTTCAAAATCCACCATTGTGTTAAGCTGCATTAAATCAATTTGCGTAGAAGTGGAATCTACCTCTTGACGCAATCTCGATACAATGGCTTTTACGGCATTCCTGTCAAAGTCAATAGTAGTAACCTCTTTGATATCGTATGTATACTTTACCTGGTTTCCTTCTTCATTAAACTTTGTAGATGTTCCTGTAATTATGCATTCAGATGGCTTAATAGTTGTCATGATGGATAAACGATTAAGAAGAGTTCTCTTGCGATTGTTAATCGCAATTAAACTATCAAAGTCATTATCCGCTGAATGCTTTGCATCGTTGATGGCTGTAGTAAGCTGCTCCATGTTTTTCTGAATATCACACGCAAAATCAATAAGCTCCATTACCTCGATTTGATAATCATTTCTTTTTGGTTTAATGATTTCTTCGTCCTCTGCACCAACATATGCTTTCTTCCTCATATGCTCCTGTTTGGTTGTTGTCACATTATCTGTAAATGAAAGTACAGTAATGGCACTATCAAAAAGCTGTTTTAAATAATTCTGTAATTCAAAACTTTTCTTCAATGTAATCATGATATTTCCTCCCTATTGAACTAAAATCTCTTATCTTGTTAATACGTACCTGGTACAACATTGAACGCCATACCAGATACGTCACACAAAGAAAAGAGAAAGATAAAGAAATGAAGAATAGAGTGGAAGATATAACCTAAGCTACATCTCCCTCTATATTAAGAAAATTCAATTTTTTTATCGACCTTAAATTTCCACCCTAAATTGAGGGTTTACAAGCGGTCATTTCAAAACTATCCTAAAATGAAGTGGTATTATTTTTTTCTTTCCATTTCCTTTGGTTTTCCCTATTGATGCGCTTTCTCTCATTTTCATAACACATATCGCAACGAATCCTTCGTGATATAGATTCAACCTCAAATTCTTTGCCACAATCAATACATTTAATCTTTTTGGCTTTGATAGGAGAGTAAGCTATGCAGCTAGAACAATAATGTTTGGTTCCAGCTTTATTACCACGAACTAAAATCCCACATTCAGCACAACGAATAAAATTTTGTCCTTTATATTTCAAATACTCATATCCGAGTTCACGAAAATCATGTATAAATAAAACATTCTTGCTCTCATTGTCAATAAATGTAACTCTATAACTGAGTAAATCATTCTTTTTAGGAAGTTCTATCAACCCCAAATCATATAAATCACTAATGCGTACATACCTATCAGTAACACTTCCAGATATTCTAGCAAGTGAAAAAATTGATTTAGCGTCATCATTTATCCATCCGTTACTTTTTGGGTTTCTTTGAATTGATAGTTTTGCCAAACATAACATAGTAAATGCTAATCGCTCTAACACTTTATTTCCTATATTTTCAATGGTATGTAATTCGTTTTCTGTTATCCAGACACCCTCTATCTCATATAGAGTATATTTTTCTACATTGCTTGCCATCTTTTCAATAGTGTCATTCCAATATGCATATTCTTTTTGGTATTTAGGATATACGTCAGACAGAAATGACGTTAAGTTTTCAATAATCTGTTCTTTGCTATATCCTAAATGGTAAAAATAATATTTCGCTAAAATCGACAAAGCGAAATATGGTTTTGTGTCTATGCTTTTATGTCTAAGACAATTCTCAGCATATTCCAACTCATTCAATACAATCATCATCACTACCTCCGATTATAACCTCACGCATTTCAAACTGTTCTCCACAGTATTCAAAATCCCCGTTTGTTTCAACATGTATAGGAATATGTATGGTATAGTTTGAGTTTTTTAAAAGATTGTCCAATATTTTATCTCCACATACATCCCAAGCAAATTGTTTTGTCTTGGAAGTTTGATAACATAAATCCAAAACAATATCACATAACTCATCTTCATTACTACAAACCTTTTCGCATTCTATACGAAACTTTTCGGCAAATCTATGATATCTCTCTGCAATATCATAATCCGAATCATCTTTCTGCATTCTGGCTGTCTTTTTATAAGCATTCATTTCTTCTATGTAGGTGTTAAAAATATCCTTAACATCACTAAAAACTTTTTTAGAATAATCTACATTCGATTTCATGATACTATAATCAAATTCTGGCTGTTCATACTTTTTCGACAAATAACCATCAAACTCATTTTCAAATATATGACATATTCTATTTACAACACAATCATTTATCCCAACAGGCATATATTTATAATAACTATCAAGGTATGCAATCATTTCTGGTGTCTTTGGTTCATAATCAATAAGTTCGGTTATTGACTTGATGCCATAATTCTTAAATCTAAGAATTGCACCATAATCATTATTTTTAAAATATGTCTTTGCTTTTGATTTAAGTTGTGGGTATACATACATCATAAAGTATGGTTTATTAGCTGCCACAAGAGTTATGTTTTTATTTTTCGCTTTTACTGTTTCTGCATCATCGTTATCTTTGACAATACATCTATGTAAGTTATACCAATAATCCGGCATCGGCTTCGCTATAATCCCTTTGGCTCGGTCTATGGTATTTTGTTGATAAAGCTGACCGCACATGATACGATAAGCAAGTTCCTCATATTCTGGCGTCCCTTTGTCAAATCCTGCCTGTCGCTCAATCATGCTAGTAACATAATTTGTAACAGTACCGATATCATCATTAAATGCCAGTTTATTAGCTTGTATAATATCTTCTTCTGAAGGAATCCTTTTTTCTGCCTTGCGCTGTACACACATGATAGTGGGAGAGTTAAGAGTTTTTCTTACAATAATCTCATTATCAGTATCCATATTAGTATCACCATCTTTATCAGCACCATTCATTGCATCACAAGCAGTGTCCCAGGCGTTGAAGATTGCAGCTGTGGTAATATATTGATACCAATGTCTTGTTTCCTCTCTATCTGCTAGTTTCATTTTCCGGATATTATTATGACAAGTCATTGGCGCACGAAAACACGCTAGTTCTGTGGAACCTTTGTCAATCCAATGCTTGTGGTATAATTCACCCTTATGAAGTAACCCTGTTATTTTCATTCCAAACATACTTTGACATAAAGCATATGGGTCGCCAGATATCATTGCAAAGTTAGCATTTACTTTTATTGCACCACGTTTTGCCATCTCAATTCTTTTAGAAATCATATTCCATATGCGTCTGCGAATAAATGGGTCATTTATCATCCGCTCATCAATCATTAACGCCTTGGCACAATAATCGAAGTTGCCGTTAAATGCATTGTCCTCATCCAATCCATACCCAGCCATAAAGACAAGACTTTTACGGTAATCCATTCCCAAAACATCCTTTAATTCTCTGATTGTAGGGTCACATAAGCTACGCAATTCATCATCCGTAAAATCATAGCTTTGTAAAAACTGGTAATTGGTGTTTCTAACATTTTCTAACTTGTCCGGGGTGACTTTAGGAGTAGAAAACTGATAATGATTTTTGCAACAATTATCATAGTAATCTTCCCAATTTTTATAACTATCCCACAGTTTAAGCATAGAAGTGGTAAGTATTACTTCTGATTCTCGTATATCTCGCTTATCACCCCATGCATCAATAACCTCATACGAATCAGCAATCTTTTCCCCAAACTCAATATAATCAAAAGAGTACACCATTCCTTTGTTCCAAGCCCATCTGGTATTCATCCCCGAAATAACTTCGTCTTTTCCAGTAAGATACTGATTAACTTTTCTTGCGTATGATGGAAGCATCATTCCATAACCATCTGAATCGTTATGTTCAATCTCAAAATTTTTCTCTATTGTTAAAACAGGTTCACCATCATTCTCATCGTTAATCATAATTACATCTTCTGTAAAGTGGGTAACACAATCATCCACGACAATAACACCATTGGGCTGAGGAATAGGAATAGAACCAGAACATATTAAAGCCTGGTACGCTTCTAATTTTGCAGGAACCAATTCCATTTCCATATTTCTTCCATTATCCAGTCGCCTTTTCAATTCTGGGTATAAACGCTCACTAACATACACGATAGTAGACTGTTTGATTCCACCATTTGTACCAAGAAAACGATGATATTGAATTCCATTAACTTTAAACCCTTTATTTGCTCTATCATAATCAGAGTTTTTATCCATAATTACATAAAGATAATCTTTCTGAAATTGAAGCTCATACAACTGTTGATAAAGACAGTTGATTTTAATTTTGGTTTGTCTATTCCTTGGCTTTTTCTTCTCAACCCTAATAGCATATTTGATATCCCTAGCTTGCTTATCTGCATCAACAACACCATTTAATTCATCTATAAACCGCAAAAGCTGGTTATCACTCAATGACACAATACAGTCTGAATAATCTCTGAGCGCAATGTCCAATGGTAATTTCAAATCCCATTTAGATTCTCTTAGTTGCTTGCTATGTAATTTATAAATAAATTTATGGCAAGACTTTTGTTCCATTTCTCGTCACCTTCTTTTCTTAATTGTTCTGTCTTGGTTATAAAGTAAAAAAATAAATTACTTATCCAACCAAACCTCAAAACATTTATCGTTTTGTCGCCAAACAACTTTGAGATTATCATGTTCAAATCTCAAGAGGTCTGCTATCTGATAGATGTAAAAGCAGTAGTCGTGAGCTGGTAACTCTGAACTATTCCCTCTAATTGTTTTTAGCATACTATTGATGAATTGGCAGTAACGAGCGTAACTTGTTTCGCCACGGTATTCACATTCAGAAGAATAACCGTTGACAATCAGTTTAGCAGAAGATGACTTCATTTTCTTTTCTTTACCTTGCTTTGTCATCAACTTCATAATTGAAAAGTATTCTTGCCATTGTGCATCTGTCATGTCACTATCCGGTTTCCCTGCGGTAAGAGAGACATGACGAAAATCATCAAGTTTCAAATCTCATATTATCCTCCTATAAAGTCTCTCTGGCTACAAATAATACTGTCGATTGCCTTCGCAGTTTCATCGCGCCAGTCGTAATTGGTATTATCCATTGGTGGTTTTATATTGACAAAAACTTTGACATTAGAATGCCAGTTATTATTCTTGTCTTGATACCGAGGAAGTTCTTCGCTATGGATTATCGAGAGTTCTTCTAAAATCTTTAGTGCAGCTGTAACACTACGAACTGATAGCCCAATATTATCAGATATCGTCTTTAGCATCGAAAAGTGCATTATTGGTTTGCCTGTTCGCTTGTCCATGTTAAGTCTGATATAAGACAATAGCAATAGAATATGAGAGTGGTTTATTCTTTTTCCGTTTGCTTTTTCTTTTATACGGTATTGGATAATATCATCATATTCGAACCTATTGATAATACCAAAACTATTTATTGGAGCTTTGATACAAAAAGAAAAGGTATCTCCAAGTTTTTCTTGGGTGGATACAAAACCTTTTTCAATTAACGAACCTATTAGCGTTTTAAATTGCTTCTCAACACCGGAGCTAACACGACCTCTAACAAAATCGCAGTCATCTATAAGTTTGTTTACAGTGCAACATTTAGAACTCCAACATGTAAATAGTATAGAAGAATAAACAAGGATTCTTTTGTCGCCAAGTTCCTTATCATAAATAAGGCTGCGAGGTATTCTGATAAATTCCATTGTTTCTTCCTTTATATTTTTCCAGGTATCTATCTAATTTCTTGCAAGCATCATAACACTAAAACACGAGATTGTCAATACTTTTTCTGAATTATTTTTAAAACCCTCAAACTAGGGCATTTTGCAAAAAACTGCATCTCCTATATATAATAATACTATATATTATAAGTAAGATATGTCTTATATTTAATAGATAATATATATCTAGTCTTATATAATATATAGACATATTATATATTATCTATGCCTTAAAGGTCAGATAAGCATATCTTTATTATAACCAAAGAGAAATCTTTTTGCCATTGCGCAAGCAATGTAAATATACGGCAATTCTAATTTCGGGCGATTTATACTAATATTTGACCACCTGTTTTTGCTGCCGTTTATTGATTGTCGGGTCATTCTGGAATGAACAATTTTAAAGTTTTGAGTATTTTTAAAAAATATAAGTCCTCAGTTTTCGGCACTTTGCAAATTTTGATTTTTAGAAAAACTTTTCCAATCTTAAATGACATCGGGAAATGAACTTCGGTACACCGATGTTTTTTCATAAGTAAATCCTCAAGATAGGAGAGTTTAGGTCAGATATTTCAACTCAAATTTTGCCATATTTTGCGCTTTCGGTAAACTTCGGTAAATCTGTGTTTTTCGCCCTAATAGGGGGCTTTTCGATTTTTCGGCTATTTACATCGTAAACCCTCAAAGTAGGGGATTTTGAAAATCTGTGAATCGGCTCGGAAACATTTTATTGATTGAGAGTGAAAAACATCTCATACTACACGCCTGGCGGCTGCGGCTTTTCGCTGAAATGTAAACACGCCCCCACCATCTGACTTTAGCACGGTAAAGCGTTAAATCAGTAAAGTTCCCTAGTTTGGGCGTTAAGTCCGTAATAGTGCAAAGTACGGACTTTACCACACTAAAGCATTAAAGCGATATTGAGCCGATACCAGGAAGCATATTAGCACTCATTAAGAGAGAGTGCTAATAAATAAAACTGGTGACTTTATCGCACTAAAGCACTAAAGTGCATTATCGGCGTGATAACTTGACATAGTTTAAAAAATTATTTTAAATTGTTCCCATAACCCTACATTATACCATCAATAACCACATGTTATAATATCAATATCACACAACATAGTTTTAAAAACTACATACACATAACATAATATCAAAAACTATCACACGTAGTAATCAAAACTACATAGCGCCAAAAATAGCCGGATACCTTGCGACAGTTCACAAGTCATATAATACCACATAGAACCACCCGACACAATAGCGCCGATAATATCGCAGCTTGTCAAGTTCTGATATACATATTTTTTGCATTATATAGAAGGAACGCAAACGCCGCAAAAATAAAAACGCCTAAAACGCCCACAAAATCAAGGTTTTTCAATAAATTTAAAAATAATTCAAAAAAACTATTGACATATAAAGTATATAATAGTATCATGTGATTAGTAAATGAGTTACACAATATAGCTTGTTTACCGGGCTACATAGTCAATACAAAAAAGATTAAAAAAATAATAAAAAAGGTATTGACAAGCTCTAAACACTATGTTAATATGAGTACAACAAAAC